GAATGAAACTCGTTAATACAATTCGTGAAGAACATCCAGAGCTGTTCGATGATGAGTTTGTAGATCGTATTCGACATGAGTGTATGGAAGCATATAAGGCAGAATCAAAGATTATTGAGTGGTCGGTTAATGGTTATCAATCAGAACATCTTTCAACTCCTATTCTACAAAACTTTATTAAGAATCGATTGAATGATTCTTTAACTCAAATCGGAATCGAACCTGTATTCTCTGATGTAGATCAAGAATTATTAGATAAAACCGAGTGGTTCGATGAGGACGTTTTAGGAAATCAGATGACTGATTTTTTCTCAAAAAGACCCACAGAATATTCTAAGAAAGATAAATCATACGACGAAGACGACCTATTTTAAAGAGATATATACATTATGGAAAAATACTATTGGTTAAATGAAGACTCACGAAAGTTCTTAGAACGAGGTTACCTAACAGGTGATCAGACAGCTGAAGAAAGAATTAGTGAGATTGCAAAGGCTGCAGAAAAAGAACTCAAGATAAAGGGTTTCGCTGAGAAATTCGAAGAATATATGTCCTATGGATGGTATTCACTATCTTCTCCTATATGGGCAAACTATGGTCTTAAAAGAGGTTTACCAATCTCTTGCTTTGGTTCATATGTTGATGATACAATGGAGGCTATTCTAACAAAGCAAGCTGAAGTTGGAATGATGACTAAAATGGGTGGTGGTACATCTGGTTATTTCGGCGATCTTCGTGCAAGAGGTAAAGAAATTTCATCTGGTGGTAAATCAAATGGTCCAGTACACTTTATGGAGCTATTTGAATCAGTAACAAATGTTGTATCTCAATCAAATGTTCGTAGAGGTTCATTCGCTGCTTATATGCCAATTGAACACAAAGACATCCTTGAGTTTCTTCAAATTCGTGGTGATGGCAATCCAATCCAGCAACTATCAATCGGTGTGACAGTTTCTGATAAATGGATGAAGTCCATGATTGATGGAGATAAAGATAAACGCAAGATATGGGGTAAAGTAATTCAAAAGAGATTTGAATCTGGTTATCCTTATTTGTTCTTCTCTGATACAATGAATAAAAATGCGCCAGAGGTGTATAAAGATAAGAAGATGAAGATCCACGCTTCTAATCTTTGTTCTGAAATTGCGCTACATTCAAGTAAAGAAGAATCATTCGTTTGCAACCTATCTTCAATGAATCTACTTCATTATGATGATTGGAAAGGAACAGATGCTGTTGAAGTTCTTACATATTTTCTTGATGCTGTTATGTCCGAGTTTATCCGTAAGACCGAGAATATACCTTATATGGAAGCACCTCGTAACTTTGCACAACGACAACGTGCATTAGGTATTGGCGTTCTTGGATGGCATTCTTATTTGCAGTCAAAAATGATCCCATTTGAAAGTTTTGAAGCTAAGCAACTTACTTCTGATATTTTTTCTTATATGAAGCAAGAATCTCATCAAGCTTCTGAACTTCTAGCTAAGAAATATGGTGAGCCAGAATTACTTAAAGGGTATGGTCGTCGTAATGTTACTACAATGGCAATTGCGCCCACGACATCAAGCTCATTTATCCTTGGTCAAGTATCGCCAAGTGTTGAGCCCCTAAATTCAAATTACTTTGTAAAAGACTTAGCAAAGGGTAAATTCACATATAAGAATCCATACCTTGAGAGAGTTCTTGATAATCATGGTAAGAATAATCGTAATGTGTGGAAAACAATCCTTACATCGGGTGGATCTGTTCAAGGTTTAGACTTCTTAACTGATGAAGAAAAAGATGTGTTTAAAACCTTTGGCGAAATCTCACAAAAAGAAGTTGTTATTCAAACCTCAATTCGGCAGAATTATATTGATCAAGCACAAAGTATTAATCTAATGATTCATCCTAAGACTCCTGTTAAAGAGGTAAATCAACTTCTAATCTTTGCTTGGGAACAGGGTGTAAAGACGTTGTACTATCATCGTGGCACAAACCCTTCTCAAGAATTATCACGTAACTTACTTAACTGCTCATCTTGCGAGGGATAAAATATGGCTATAGAAAAATTTAAATGCCCTGATTGCGGAACTGTTTACACTGTTGAATGGAATGAAGACGCTATGGTTGACTATATGGAGCCAACGTATTGCCCATTCTGTGGTGTAGAACTAGACAGATATCATGATGAAGATTACCAAGAAGAATGGGATGAATAAATAACTCTATGTGGAGTTATAAAGGTGAAGAGTTTACGACCGAAATGATCGGCGATAATATAGGATTTGTGTATATTGTTACCGATCCATCGGGTAAAAAATATATAGGTAAAAAGGGATTCTTCTCTAAAGTAACTAAGCCACCGTTGAAAGGAAAAAAACGTAAACGTAGATCATTGAAGGAGTCTGATTGGAAAACGTATTGCGGGTCAAGTGAAACTGTTAAGACTCTCGTAGAGGAGAATGGTTTAGATTACTTCAAACGTGAGATTTTACACTTATGCAAGACCAAAGGAGAATTAAACTATATAGAACTACGTGAGCAAGTTGTAAGAGATGTTCTGTTAAAACCGGATGAATATTACAATGCTTTCGCTGGAGGAAAAATCCACCGATCACACGTAAAGTCTCTATGGAAGTAATATAAAGGTTTACAATATGCTCTTTTTGGGGTATAATATATATTATGAATAAATTAAATAGAACGCGAGGTGCATCATTATAGTTTTAGATTACTCAGGAATAGCTGTAGCAGCATTCTTTGCTCATTCAAAGGGAAAAGAATCTCCTACAGAAGACATGCTTAGGCATGTAGTGCTCAATTCTATTCGTATGTATAATACGATGTTTAGAGAAGAATACGGCCAAATGGTTATCGCATGTGATGGTGGATCTTGGCGTAAAGATGTTTTCCCGCAATATAAGGCAAATCGTAAGAAATCTCGAGATGATTCTAATATGGATTGGAGTTTCTTTTTTGATACTTTAACTAAGATTCGTACCGAGATTTCCGAAAATCTACCATGGATGCAACTCTATATCGGTAATGTTGAAGCAGATGATATCATTGCTACGCTGGTTAAAGAAACTCAAGAGTTTGGCAAAAACGAAAAAGTCATGATTGTTTCGGCAGATAAGGACTTTATTCAGCTTCATAAGTATAAAAACGTAAAGCAATATTCTCCTATGAAGAAGAAGCTTATTACTGAGAAAGATCCGATTGGTTACATTCGTGAACATATCTTCCGAGGTGATTCAAGCGATGGAGTGCCGAATGTTCTTAGTAGCGATGATGTATTTGTTACTGAAGACGCTCGTCAAACTCCGCTATCTAAGAAGAAGATGCAAGTGTGGCTAGACAATTATGATAGATTATCTGAAGTAATGCCAGAGAATGCATATCGCAATTATCAAAGAAACCAAAAGGTTATTGACTTAGACTTTATTCCTAAGAATATACAAGAACAAATCATTGAAACATATAATAATACAAAAATAGCTCCGAAAATGAAGGTACTGAATTATTTAGTTGTTAATCGTTTAAACAATCTAGTATCCTCAGCTTCAGACTTTTTTCCTCATGAAAACAAATAAAGAAAAACTACTACACGAGCTTTTTGAAGAAGCTCAAAATGCTAAAACTCGTGATGAGCGTATCACACTATTCAAAGAGAATGATACATTTGTCCTTAGAACGATCCTTCAACTAGCTTATAATAAGTCTATTGAATTAGATTTTCCTAGCGGTGCACCGCCGTTTAATGCTAATACCAATCCAACTGGATTAGAACCAGTTAGACTAAAGAACGTGATTAAGCCTCTTGGCAATTGTGTAAAGGGCAATAAGATTGCTGGATTTAAGAAAGAAAAGATCTTGATTAGCATTCTTGAGTCAATTCACAAAAAAGATGCGGATATCATCATTGCAGCAAAGGATAAGAAACTTGCCAAGCTCTACAGTAAAATTACTGAGAACCTTGTTGAAAAGACCTTCCCTGCACTGTTAAAATAAATATGTACATATCCGCGATATAATGGTATAATTATATCTTAATTATGAATATCTTCGCATTATCTCCAGTACCCGAGCAAGCCGCTAAGTGGCATTGTGACAAGCATATCCCAAAAATGATCGTTGAATCAGGTCAAATGTTATCTACAGCACATCGTATTCTAGATGGAACTATGGATCGCAGACCATCCAAATCGGGTAAAACGATGTCTAAATATTGGGAACTGGAAGATAATCGCGAAGATATTCTATATAAGGCAGTCCACGTCGGCCATCCATGTACGGTGTGGACCATGGAGTCTCATTCGAATTACAAGTGGCATTATAATCTTTTTAAGTGTCTTTGCGCAGAATATACGCATAGATATAATAAGATACATTTAACAGAACAAGTATTACTAGATATTCTTAAAGATCCACCACAAAACATCAAACGGTCATTTATGACTCCATTTGCTCTTGCTATGGGTGCAGAACCAGATTGCATTGACCATAACGATTGTATTGGTTCATATCAAAAATTCTATCAAACAAAACAAAAGCGGTTCGCTATGAAGTGGACTAAGCGAGAAACACCACATTGGTTTAAAACACTATGACATACGATTACTATTGCGATAAATGCGATAAGACATGGGAAGAAATACATCCTATCGCCGAACGAGATACGTCAGTTGGAAAAGACTGTCCATGCGGTAAAGGCGGAAAGGTTTGTCGAGGAGTATGTGCTCCTGCACTTTCATTTGAAGGTTCTGTATCAGCTATTAGAAAAGCTGGTTCAGGATGGAACGATGTACTAACAGGCATTAAGAAAGCTTCTGGCAAAGATTCTAAAATTGATCACTATTAATGAAAAGAAACAGAAAGAACATTAGAGAAAAAAGAGCGCGAAACGAAGAAGACGCATTTGATCGTAAAAAACGACGTAAAGAAAAACGCGATAAAAAAATGTTTTCTAATCAGTATGAGCACGAATTATACCTTGACAATATAGATTATTATGATGAAATTAATACGATCGAAGACTTTCAAACACAATAGGGTTGAACTTGGTTATGATGATCTGAATGCTGAAACAAAGGAAAGTGGCAATAGATCATATACAACTCCGGATGGAGAATCATATCCCTCAATCACTACGATTCTTGGCTATTTTACAAAAGCTTCGATCATGGAATGGAGAAAGCGTGTAGGAAACGAGGAAGCAAATCGCATTAGTCGACACGCCTGTACTCGAGGTAACGCACTACACAACACAGTTGAGAGATATATTAATAACGAAGAAGACTTCCTTCAAGGTGAAAATATGCCTCATGTCTTACAGCTTGTAGGAGCGGCCAAAAGTGTATTAGATGAGCGTTTAGATTCAGTCGTTCTTCAAGAATGTCCGCTATATTCTACTCAATTGCGAACTGCTGGCCGAGTAGATCTTATTGGTGAATTTGACGGTACATTATCGATCATTGACTTTAAGACATCAAATAGAGTAAAAAGCTTAGACGATATCCAAGACTATTTTATTCAAGCTTGTGCTTATTCAGTAATGTTTGAGGAACGAACTGGAACACCGATCGATCAATTAGTAATCCTAATGGTAGTTGATGGTTCGAGTGAGCCGCTTGTCTTTATAGAAAAGACTGATGATTGGCTTGAAAAAATGGTCAACAAAATTACTAAATATCATGCTGAAAACCCTAGCTGAGTATATTCTTCATCTAAAGGATGTAATGCCTTTAGACATGTGTCAGAAACTAATCGAAACGTATGATTCTGTTAGTCAATCGGACCCAAATTACGTAAAACGAGAGAGTAAGATATTTGATTTTGCTGAAATCAACATGCTTGATCACGACGCATTTGTTGAGTTTCGAAAGCCGATGGGTGAGTTGATGAGATCAGTCAATAATTTCTATATGGACAAGACACATAATGAGTTAAAAGACAGACTCGTTTGTTATGAACCAATGAAGGATTATGAAGCTCCACGAATCAAGAGATATGAGCCTAATCAGGGAATCTTTGATTGGCATATTGATGCTGCTGATCAAGCATCTTCAAAGCGAGCCACAGTCATGTTTTGGTACCTTAACGATGTAGCAGAGGGTGGAGAAACGGTCTTTGATGTTGGCCAAGAAGTGGCGATTAAGCCTGAAGCTGGATCAGTAGTATGTTTTCCTCCTACATGGCAGTACCCACATAAAGGTGCCACACCGATTTCTGGACCAAAATATGTGATATCTTCATATGTTTGGCTGCCAGAAAATCATCCAATGTGTGACTAATTTTGTGATTTTTTCAATCAATTTTCGAAAAAGTGCATAAGTGATTGATAGCCAATAGTATAATATCTGTGTACAAATGTACTGCGATATGGTATAATATATACATAATCAAGCTAAAAGTTATGAATATTACAGAAAAACTATTCTTCGAATCACACATCACATATTCCAACTATACCGAAAATGTAGTTACTGCTGGAGTATGGATTGGTAAAGGTATTAACGATGTTCTTGAAGTTCGCGGTAGCGATAAACAAGAAGCAGCAGATAAGTTGTTCGTTGCTTTTAAGAATAGCGGTCATACTCTTCACTAATTTTGTGATTTTTAAAACGAAATTTTTAAAAAGTGCACAAGTCATTAACAGTCAGTTAGATAATACTAGTGTACAAATACACCCAATATGGTATAATTAATACTGTAACCAACCAATAGATTATGAAAACAATAAAAGAAACTATCCTTTGTGCCCTTGCCGGTGCCCTTTTTGCTGCCATGTTTTACTATGGCTTGACCCTTTCAATTTCTGCTTAATATCACTATGACAAATAAAATTACATACGAAGAATATGACATGATGTGGTTTGATCTCCGCGAAGGAAAGATCAGCGAAGAAGAGTGGAGAGCATTCTGCGATGAGCTTTTCCAGCAAGAACTTGAGCGTAACAAGGACGTAATGGTTCGCCTTAAGAATCGCTAATAGGAACTCAGATATAATAATAGTATGGAAAAACAATACACAGCCACTAGATGCCGTTTTAATGATCAAGGAGAGAGGCTCGAGAAGGTTCGAGACTTCCCAAAAGATCGAGATGGTCTTCGCGATGCTTATAAGTTTGTTCAAGGCGCAGATGGATGGATCATCTGGTGCGGAGACGAGCTCGTAGATTACGCTAAATAGAAACTCAGATATAATAATATGAGCTATAGATACAAACAACGAATTAAAAGAAAACTTCCGCTTTCTCAACGGATTCTTTCAAACCTTAAATCATTAACAAAAAAATTATATACTATATGAAAAAATTTGCACTCTTAGTAATGATAGGCAACCTTTTGCTTATACCATTTTTCATCATACCTGAATTTTTTAATTTCTCGATGCTAGTAATTTCATCATCAATAGTTCTTTTTATTTTTGTTGAACTCTTTTTTCCCACAGAACTATAACCAATGTACACAAATTCAAATAGACACCGAATGCACGAAAATTTCCCATTTAAAGAAGGTGATTATGTAACATACACCATCGGAGATAATATGATTGGCGCTGGAGATATCTTTAAGATATGCGACGATGATCAAGTTATTATCCAAACTGGAAATGGTGGTCGCGGATTAGAGTATATTAACAAGTCTAGAATCTTAAAAGAGAGAAAATAAATTTATGATTATATTAACAGATTGTGATGGAGTCCTACTTGATTGGGCTCAGAGTTATCATTGGTGGATGCACCGTAAAGGGTATCGCCAAGTGAATCCTAATGAATATGCAATGGATAAGTGTTATGGAATTCCACGAGATGAATCGAGAGAACTATGTAAGACTTTCTGTGAATCAGCCGCGGTCGGATTTCTTCCACCTCTACGAGATGCCGTGAAATATGTTCGCAAGTTACATGAAGAACATGGTGTCGTTTTCCATTGCATCACATCAATGAGTGATGATCCTTGGGCTATCAAGCTTCGTGAACAGAACCTTGATCGAATCTTTGGTGAAGGAGTCTTTGAACGTGTTGTATGCCTCGGATGTGGTGATGATAAGGATGAAGCTCTTGAACGTTATCGTGATTCCGATTTTATGTGGATTGAAGATAAGACAGAGAATGCCAATCTAGGTGCAGAAATGGGATTGAACTCCTTTTTGATCGAACACCCCTATAATATTAATAATAAAACACACGAAGAAGTGAATCGTGTGAGAAACTGGAAAGAAATTTATGAATATGTGGGTTGAGAATACTCTTGGAATTATCTATAACATCTGTTTTATCGGATGCTTCTGGCCCCAGATTTACAAATCAATTAAAACACAGTCAGTCGAAGATGTAAGCATCATGCTTTGTTTAATGTCGATTGTTGGCTATGCAGCTGCTCTTGGATATGCATTAATGAAGTTTGGGTTTGACTACTGGCTCTGTATCAATTATATTCTAAGTGGAATATCAGTGATCGTAATGATTGGAGTTTATTACAAATACAAGAAATGAAATTAATCTTTATAGATACCGAAACTACAGGTGTAATAAGAGAAAGACATGAGATTGTCCAACTGGCGGCAATTGTGACTAATGAAGATGCATCTGAGATGTTAGATGAGATTAATATCACTATTCGACCAGAACTGATAGATACAATTGATCCTGCTGCTATCGCTGTTTGCCATAAAACCGTTGATGATTTGCTAGCCAATGAATATAGTATGAAAGAAGCCCACAAGGTCTTCTGTGATTTTCTAGGTAAGCATATTAACAAATATGATAGAAATGATAAGGCTCAGTTCGTTGCATATAATTCTCCATTTGATGAAGACTTCGTTCGATTGCTATTTGATCGTTGTGGTGATCATTATTATGGCTCATGGTTTTGGAATCCAAGTCTCTGTGTGATGAGAGAATTTGCCTTTCTGATTAGAGATAATAGACATAAGATTGAGAATTTTAGATTATGCACCATATGCGAATTTCTAGGTATCGAATTTGATGAAGATAATGATGCACACGATGCACTCTATGATGTGAGAAAGACAATTGAAATATTTAAAAAACTAATATGAAGAAACTATATAAAAGATCAAAGACTGGAGCTATTCAACAATGGGAAGTATTTGTTGAAGGAGACAAATACTGGACTGAGCATGGACAAGTGGGTGGAAAGATCACTGTCGGTGTTCCAACTGTATGTGAAGCAAAGAATGTTGGTCGTTCAAATGAAATGAGTGAATCAGAACAGGCTCAATTTATCGCAAGGCGTAAGTGGGAAGATCGACAAAAATATGACGGTTATACTCCAGACATCAATGCTGTCGATAAAGGAAAAGGTTATTTCGAATGCACACTAGCACATAAATGGGAGCCTAATGCGAAGAAGATGCCCGAGAAAATTATGGGTTCACCAAAGCTGGATGGTCTTCGGTGTATAATCACAAAAGATGGTGCCTTTACTCGCAATGGAAAAAAATATGTAACCACAAAGTTCATTGAAGAAAGCTTGAAAGATTTCTTTGAGGAACATCCAGACATTGTCCTTGATGGTGAATTATACTGTCATCGTCTTCATAATGATTTCAATAAGATCACATCTCTTGCTCGAAAGACAAAGGAAAAATCTATTAAGCAAAGTGACTGGGATGAGATTAAAGATAAACTCAGGCTTTATATATTTGATGTCTATGATCCAGATGATGCGCAAAGAGAATTCGATGAGCGATATAATTTCATTATGTATGAATTTACAGATCATGATTTTGTAGTTCCTGTTCCAAATAAATTAATCACACACGACCAGATTGATGAATATCATGCTGAGTGCATTGAAGAAGGATATGAAGGAATCATGTTAAGAGATCCATCTATGGTCTATGAACACACTCGTTCGAAGAAACTACTTAAATATAAGCAATTCACAGATGATGAATTCAAGGTGATTGATATCACAGCTGGTAAAGGTATGAGAGCCACTATGGCTGGTCGAGTCCGTTGTGTTACAAAGGATGGTGTGGAATTCGAAGCATCAATGCAAGGGACGCATGAATACTTTACTGAACTGTTGGTGAAGAGAAGTGAATTCATTGGTCAGATGGCAACCATTCGATATCAGAATCTAACGCCAGATGGAAGGCC